AACCAGGTAACGGCGGCGGTAATGACCTCACCTATCGGGGTAACGGGACCTCATCAAGGTAAACTGCTGCCAAAGATTTACTCTGATTGGTCAGATAGAACTATCGCCAGAGTTGACGGATCCATTCGCCTTGGTTTCGCCAGGGGCGAGACGACGCAGCAAATTATCAAATCAATGTCTGATATGGTCGGGGTGTCAAGCAACGACCTAGATCTGATGGTAAGAACCGGCCTCGCTCATTCCGCCCAAGTCGCCAGAAACGAGGTATGGAAGAAGAATAGAGACGTTGTAAAGGGCGTCAGGATAACCGCAACCCTAGATTCTGTCACGACGACAATTTGCCGCAGTTTGGACGGGAATATCTACCGCATCGGGGAAGGGCCAAGGCCGCCGTTTCATTTGCGCTGCCGGACGACCACAACTGCAGCCCTCGACGAAAGATACTCATTCCTAGGCGAAGGAGCCACCCGAACATCAAAAGACCCAATCACCGGAGACCTGAAAAAGGTACCAGCCAAAGAAACCTACTATTCATGGCTAAAGAGACAGCCAGCAAGCGTACAGAATTCAATCATAGGCAAATCAAGAGGAAAGCTGTTGCGGAACGGCGGGCTCAGCACTGAAAGATTCGCAGAGTTACAGCTAGACAGGAAATTCCAACCGATGACCCTGAAAGAGATGGAGGCGCTAGAGCCTGTAGCGTTCGAGAAAGCAAATGTCAAAGTTAAATAAGAGAGAGAAATTATGAGCGGCGAAAACGATAACGTACCATCAGCGGAAGACTTCACAAAACTACAAGGCCAATTCGCAGAGCTTCAAACTCAGCTGACATCAGCGACAGAAGAGCGCGACCGGTTCAAGAGCAAGCACGGCGAGGCAGAGAAACACCGGAAAAAGGCTGATGATGATGCCAAGATTGCCGTAGAAGAGGCACTACGGAAGAGTGGCGACTTCGGTGCCCTGGAAGACAGCTATAAGGAGAAGGCGACAGAGGCGCAAAAAGTTCACGGGCAAGAAGTGGCAGGGTTAAACCAGGTCATTAATGATGTAACAGTGGGCGCGGCTGCAACCGCCCTGGCAAACAAAATCACCATTGCTGGATCAGCGTCTGTTGTTGAGTCTCACCTCAAAGAGCGGATGAGAATGGAAATGAGGGATGGAGTACCTCACGTTGGAATACTTGGGAAGGACGGCAAGATGTCTGCATTATCTCATGACGATCTTGGCGACGAGTTCCAGGGTATGCCTTCGTTTGCCCCCATCATGAAAGGAAGCTCAGCAAGCGGATCGGGCGCGGTCAATAAAGGTGGCGATGTAACAGGCAAAACCATGAAGCGGTCAGACTATGACAAACTACCACCAGGGAGCCAGCGAAAAGCGGTAGTAGAGGATAAAATCACCATCGTAGATGACTAGGCAGCTTGACTTTTAGCCATTTATGGTTAAACTGAAATTAAGCCTTCGCGTCAGTAGATACGCAGGGTAAAACCCAAAGAAGCATAGTCCGTGGCTATGCCCCAGGTCTGTGGCCTGATAATGATTCCATTCTCATTATCGTGCGCAGACCTTTTATTTTGCCTCGATAAAATCAAACAGAGGTAAAATAAAGTGGCTAATACCCTAACAAACCTGACGGTCGATCTTTACAACGCAATGGACGTAGTGTCCCGCGAGCTTACCGGGCTGATTCCATCAGTTACCCATGATATGAGTTTTGAGCGGGCAGCCGTGGGCCAGACCGTACGATCTCCCGTGGCTCCTGCCGCGACAGCTAGCGATATCGCCCCAGCAGTCACCCCTCCTGATGACGGGGATCAAGCTATCGGCAATGCCGATATGGAAATCACCAAATCTCGACGTGTACCTGTACGGTGGAACGGTGAGGAGCGCCTGGCTCTCGATAATAACGGTGCTGAGTACAATGTGATCCGCCGCAATCAGTTTGTGCAGGCAATGCGGACCCTTGTTAACGAGGTCGAGGTCGATATCGCCGCCCTTCATGTCAAGTTTAGTCGCGCATACGGTACGGCTGGGACCACTCCATTTGCCACCGCTGGTGACTTCACTGATGCATCGTACGCAGCAAAACTGCTGAAAGATAACGGGGCACCTGCTACTGGCAACATGCTTGTACTAGACACGTCCGCTGGTGCAGAGATGATTGGTATGCAGTCACGTACCGATATCGCAGGTCAAGATCGCATGCTTCGTCAAGGCGTTCTCCTGGACACTGCAGGGTTTGCTATTCGTGAGTCTGCGCAGATTGCACAAGGGTTCGGCTCTAACGTCATTACTGGCGGCGTTAGTGCGACCGGCATTAATGCTGTGGGAACCACTTCAATTGGCACTACTACCGCAAGCGGTGGTGCTGTGGCTGCTATCGCCGGTGATATCATCACCTTTGCAGGAGATAGCGAAAAGTACGTTATCACCACTGATGTAACTATCGGTGATGATACCACCGGGACTATCATCATTGCTGAACCAGGCCTACGCGAGGCAACCACAGCAACCCAGGTTATCTCAGGCGTTGCTGCTTCAGCTCGGAATATGGCGTTTGCTCCATCCGCCATTGCTCTAGCAACTCGTGCCCCTGCACTACCTAACGAAGGTGATTCCGCAGTTGACCGAATGGTAATTCAGGATCCTGTATCTGGTCTGTCGTTCGAGATTAGCTTGTACCTCCAGTATCGTCAGATCCAGTATGAGGTTGCTTTGGCCTGGGGCACTGAGTGCGTAAAACCAGAACACGCCGTGCTGCTTTTGGGGTGAGCTAGTAATCAAACCTGAACGATGACCCTATTGTGGGGTAATCCTTAACCAGTGCATTACAGCTGCCTATTCCTAGAGTAGGCAGCCTTATTAGCATTTAAACGAACAATCAAAGGTGAAGTTGTGAGATTAGAAACGGTAAGAGTCGAGTTTGATAACGAGCATGGATACCTCACCATCAACAAATCAGATATGACTGATGAGCACACCCTTTGGTCTGAAGATGCCAAAAGTGATGAGCCTAAAGATGGATCCGTACCATGGCTGAAAGCCCAGCTAAAAGAGAAGGGCGTCGAGCTTGATGGGTCAGAGCTAAAGGCTGACCTTGTGACTCTTCTAGCTGCTGCTGAGTAACAGATAACCAAGGGGCGTCGTCATGAGTAAAAAAGGAATGCTTGTTGCTGTCCCTGCCAATCAGGCGGGGGCTACACCTCGCCTAGTGACTGAGACTGAGGGGTTGCCTATGAGCGGTGACCCGGCTGCATATGATCGCAATGTGGCAAACTTTGATGCGGCCTTTGAAACTTCAGCGGAAGGCACCACTGGTCTCGGGGTGTTCGTTCAAGATCAAACGACCCCAAGCGTCATAGTTAAAGCAAATAAAACTATAGCTAGAACTACCCTCACAGCTAACGTGTCAATAGATGACGAAACGTGCAACGTTGCTGATGTAACAGATATGGCTGCCGGCCAACTGCTTATAGTTACTAGCACTGTTGGGGCAAGGTATTTCACCTCTAGGATATTGGGAATTTCTAGCAATGAAATAACGCTAGACTCTCCATTTGATTATGCATTTGAGTCCGGCCAAGAGGCTGTAGCTACAACAACAGATATGGCAGTCGACGGATCTGTCACCCCTGAGGTATTTGGCCTAAGGGTCGCTGAGCCACTGTCTGGAGGAATAGGTTTAACGGTCGATGTAACTAGGCTGATATTTAAGTGCTTCACAGATGGAGCAACGCCACTCAGTGCGTTTGGGGATATCGAGAACGGAATCGAAAAAGGATTTTTAGTAAGGAGAAGAAATGGGTACACTCAAAATCTTTTCGATTTCCATAATAATGGCGAGATGGCCGAGTTAATGTATGACTGGACTCCTTACGTGGCGTCCAACCCATCTCAGGGGCAAAATGGTTTCGTTGGAAGGCTTACATTTGCGGGGCAATCTAAAATTGGGGTCGCAATAAGGCTAGAGGCAGGGCATGACATAGAGTTCCATGTCAGAGATGACCTATCAGACCTGGAGCTTTTTGAAGTCACAATTGAAGGGCATGTGGTGCAATAGATGTCGCTCATAATTGAAGACGGAAGCAAGGTAGACAACTCAGACAGCTATGTAAGCAGAGCTGACTACATCGCACACGCCTTAACTCTTGGCGTAACGATAGCCGATGCTGATGCTGCTGATGTTCAATTACGTCAGGCCGCCATATACATCGGGCAGCATGAAGCCAACTTGAAGGGTGACACAGTAAGCCGCGATCAATCTATGGCCTACCCCAGATATAACCTATGGATTAACGGCTGGAGCTGGTCCAGTGACGAAATCCCAACAGAGGTCATTGATTGCCAGCTTGCGTTTGCCTTGGACATTAACGGCGGTGAGGACCTGTGGAATCGGTCGGTAAACCCTAATGCTGTAGTGAAAAAGCAGCGCGTTGAGGGTGCTGTATCGCGTGAATTCGCAGTTAATGAAAGAGGGGTTAATCCAACCAAGAAAAGCACTGGTGATCCACTGCTGTACCCTCTATTGGTGAATGTTGGCTCTATGTCGATGCCGGCAGTTAGATCGTGAGTGATTTTTATGATGAGATGGCAGAGATGGCGCTAGAGCTTCTTACCGAGTTCGGCGCACCTGTCACCCTCAGCAGGGAAACAGGAGGCAGCACGGACCCAATAACCGGCGTTGTCACCCCTGGAGTGGATGCATCTGTTACAACCACCGGCCTCATCAAGCCATACCCAGATAAAATGGCTGATGGTGTGCGGATCCTCGATAGCGATCGGGAATTGGTGCTAACTGCTGAGGAGGAAGTATTCCCCGGCGATAAGCCTGTCGTTGATGGCGAGGACTGGGCCATTATCCGCATAACCACGATTAAGCCTGCCGGTACTGCAGTAGTTTACTTTGTGCAGGTCAGACGATGAGTAACGACTGGGGCGCCGACATTGAGAAGATTGTTAAGAGAACCCAGGATAATCTGGGTAGATTCGCAAAAGGTGTAAAGATAAGCATTTTTAATGACGTTATCGACAATACCCGCTGGAAGTCTGGCCGACTTCGAGGCAACTGGAACATCAGCGAAGGGTCGCCCGATAGAAGCGTATCCGAAAGACTGGATCCAACCGGTTCCGGTGCCAAGGCAAGGATCGCAGGCGCATCATCAGAAGACGGGGTGACGTATCTAACAAACAATCTCCCCTACGCCCAGGTGTACGAAGAGAAAGACGCCATGGTGGGCACTGCAGTAGCCAGAATTGGGCGCATCATAAAGGACGAGGCCGGTAAGTTATGAGCATCAAGATAGACCAGGCGCTTATATCAACCATCATGAGTGGCGGGCTTTCTATAGATATTGCGCATGAGGGCGGCACTTATTCAGTATGGACCGGTAGCGCATACGAGACCCACGATGGTGTTTACACTCCAGATGCGAATAGAGAGCATATTAGTATAAAGAACTTTCCTGCTGGATCTTCTGCTTTCAGCCTGAAACATAGCGACGAGTACACTGGACTATTTCAAATAACAGTTAAATACCCGGCTGATAAAGGGGCCGTAGCATGCAAGACGAAG